TATGTTCCTGACTGGCCAGATGACCTTGTAGCTGTTAGCGCGCAGCTCACTGGCGTCACGCATGGCCTCCATGATCTCAAGTTGTAGGTCATCAGCGAGTGCTTCATACGCCTTCAACTCGGAGCGAATGTGAGCCAGGCGCTGTACCTTCTTTGCCAACACTTCATCCGCGTCGATAATTTTTTTTGGGTACTCGGGTTCAGGATATTTCTGCGCTGCCTCAGACGCGCTCAGAGCTGGGTACAGATCTCGATCACGCACCCTGCGCATAAAGTCAGAGCAGACTTTGATGATCTCCTGCTGCATCTGGATGTTCTGCCGGTACACAAAGATGCGCAGCTCGACTCCCTGGTACAGCGTACACACAGCACCCCAGGTTGCCCCGGTGCAGAGCATCTGCCCTTGCAGCTGGATTGGACCGCGATAGGGGTCGGGCGTTTCCTGTGCAGCGACGCGGGTGAGCTTGGCTTCAAGGATACCCATGCCGACCAGCTCGATCTCATCGTCATCTGACATGACATAGATGCCCCTGCTCGGATCGTTGCTGACCACCAGGCCACCGCCCTCTGCTGTCCCGTCCAGGCTACACGATAAGATATCCTGGTAGTGATGCGGCTCCGGGTGATCCATGATCAGGTTGCCTACACCGAGTCGATCAGCAGCCATCTCAAGGATCGTATCCTCCAAGAGATTGCCCCAGGTTGCCGGCTCGGGAGGCGGCTCTGTGTCAGGGAGACTGTGGACACCCTGCTCCACGCATTTTATTGCGCGGTCCAACACAACCAGCGGTGTCTGATAGGGGCTGTACCCCATGATCGCTGGCAATACAGACGCAGATGGCTTCTGCGACGACGTGACTTTACCTACCATTGAAATAATCCTCTGGCCAAATGCCTTTCTTACCCCGCTTGCGCAGGAACTTATCAAACAGATAGCTGACGTACAGACAGCCAGCGTAAAACGCCAGGAACAGACCTGACATGACAACCCACTCCATCATACAAACGCCTCCAGGATTGTTTCGATCAGACGCTTTTCAATGCGTCGCTTATCACCATCGGGAGTGCGGATAGTGACGATACGTCCACGATAGGACAGGACTGTGCCGGTGATCTTGCCACCGGCCAGTGAGATTTTTGCTCCGATGTGCAGCTCCATTACGCAGTCTCCTCAATCAAACGCAACAAGGAATTCATGCGCGATAACTCGGCTTTAATGAAACTTTCCCCGCGCTCAGAAATTAAAGTTTTGGCCTGAGCAACAACAGAAGCTTTCTCCTCAGCATTCCATCCCAAGATATCCGCCTCTCCACTTACAATCGCTTCCAAAGCCTCGCGCATATGAAGCGAAGGGTAATTCGGGTTGAATCCAATAACCATTACACATACTCCTCAACGTGAACATACACACCCACAGGGCTGCCAACCGGCTGCGCGTAATCGTTGCGCAGCTCAAAGTAAGGCACGAAACTTTCAGGCAAGTCATCCCAGCGAATGAAGACGCCAACAGTGCCAGCAAGAACTACCTCGCCAAGGGACTCGGGGTGCATCGCACCCCAGCGACCGATGACTTTTTTCCCGACGAATTCTTGATGATTCATTACGCGGCCTCCGGGTGGATCATACGTCTGTAATTCCAGACAGGCTTACCGTCTTGATCCCAGGCGTCCCAAGAATTGGCAACCCAGTGACCAACAGTGATTACGCGACCGTCATCCTCGACAATTGTGTCGCCTGGCTTAACGCGAACCTGTCCGACGCGCAAGGTGCAGCCCGTATTTTCGGTGGCAGCTTCACGCGAGTCAGTGCTGACATCAAAAGTGAAGTTGCCATGCTGAGACTGATACGCAGACGCAATCAACAACTTGCCAGCAACGCGCACCTTGTAGGTGATGTTGCCGTACATCCCGGCATCCCAGGCAGTCACGACCTCAACGCCATTGTCAGCGCACCACTGGTCAAAAGAACGATTTTCACAAACGCCGTTATAAGATAAATGTGCCATGTCGAATCTCCTTTAATTCACCCCATCGACAAGCCGAGTGTAAACGTGCGTTTCACCTGATGTCAACACTTCAATGCAACTTTTTTTAAATTGTGTCTTGCACTCGACGTTTAGAGGAGTAACATCGGCCAAACCAGAACAAGAGAGAGGCAACCCGATGGGCGGGATGAGTCGCCGCAAAGGCGCAGCATTTGAGAGAGAAGTCGCCAACCTGATACGCGATCACCTGGGATTTGATGCCAAGAGAAACCTGATGCAAACGGCTGAAGGTGGGCATGATCTCCTGGGCGTTCCTGGTTGGGCTATCGAATGCAAGCGGTATGCGTCGATCAAACCAGCCGATCTGAAAAAATTCTGGGAGCAAACGGTCAGCCAGGCGATTGGCGTCTCGGCCTGGCCGTGTCTGATCACCAAGCAGGATCGCCAACCAATCCAAGTGCATATTCACTGGATGGGTCCAGGCTCTGATTGTTTCGGTGAGTACGACATCGAGGGCGTCGCAACGATCAGCTTTGAGCTGTGGTGCGGCATCGTGAGAGAAACCTTACAAGAGGATGAACAATGTTAGGTTTAAATACACCATCATCACAAGGCAGCGGAGAGCTGCAATATCTGAAGTGGATCAACAACATTGGCAAGTTTGCTGTCGACGGTAACGACAACATCTTGTTGCAGTTGAAAGGTCTAATCGTGGACCCATCAAGTCTGAAAACTGGATGGGGCTACATCACAAGAGGCCAGGCTCCCGAGTGGCATTGGGACGAGGCTGTCGGCGTTGCCGGGCCAGAGCCTGAGCCGAAAGGTCCAGAGTATCAGGACCGATTCAAGCGCGGATTCGCATTGGACGTCTTCATCCCAGACATTGGGTGGCGTCCCTGGACTACCAATACCAAAGGATCTGGTATCGGACTCGAAAATGTGTGGCCAGCTGTTCATGAGGGACTCAAGGCAAATCCAGGCAAGTGCGCGAAGCTGGCATTCAAGGGTGCGAAAGATGTCGACCCTATGAAGATCCCGGTCTTTGAACTGATTGGTTGGGTGGACCGTCCTGGTGAATCACCAGAGGTAGCGCAAGCTGCTCCAGCTCCTGCACCTGTACCAGAACCAGCCCCAGCACCCCAGGGGTCTGCTCCTGCATCGGAAGAGCAGTGGTTCTGATCTTACGCCCCCCTCGGGGGGCATTTTTTTTGGGGTGAATCATGCATAAGTACGCGCAACATATTGGAGTCGTTGCCAGAGAACTGTGGGGAGAAGAAAATAAATCACTCTCACATGGCAACGAACTCAGGTTCGGCACACACGGATCGAAGTCGGTTGATCTCGATAAGGCGGTGTGGTCGGATCACGAAACAGAGGAGGGAGGCGGCTTCATTGATCTGTGCAAGCTGGCCTACCCGCACGTCAATGGATCAATGGCTGACTTTCTGGATGAGCAATTCGGGCTAGACAAAGACCCGCAGTTTCAGAAGATGGTCAAAGGTTCTAACACTGTTCAAACATTCGACTACATCGGGGAACACGGTGTCCTGGTCTATCAGGTCATCCGCGTTGACTTCCCTGACGGGTCGAAGACGTTCAGACAGCAGCAACCTGATGGCAGGGGAGGATGGATCAAGAACCTGAAGGGCATTGATCCGATCCCATACAACCTACCCGAGGTGCTGCACCACAAGAAAGCTCCCGTGATCGTCGTCGAAGGCGAGAAGTGCGTGGAGCGGCTCAAGCAGGAAGGGATCATCGCAACCACAAACAGTGGCGGCTCTGGTAAATGGACCGACCAACACAGTCAATGGTTGAAGGATCGATCAGTCATTGTCATCCCGGACAATGATGACGTGGGTCGCAAGCATGGCGCCAAGGTAGTGAACTCACTGCTGGGCGTCGCAAAGGAAGTGAAGCTGCTTGATCTTTCCGAGGTGGTCGATGCGAAGGGAGACATCGTCGACTACCTGGACAGCGGAAAGACCAAGTCACAGCTCATTGCGATGGCGCGGAAAGTGCCGGTCATCACAGAGGCATTACCTGATCCTGGAGAGATCAAAGATCAGCAGAGGCCGGTCTTTGACGTTATGACATTGAAGCAGCTCAAAGAGATGCCGCCGATCGAGTGGCTGGTCGAGGATCTGCTCACACGACACGGGTTCAGTGTGATGTACGGGCAGCCAGGATGCGGTAAGACATTCCTGGCTCTGGACATTGCGCTCTGTGTCGCTTCAGGGCGCCCATTCCACGGCATGAAGACCATCAAAGGCAATGTGCTGTACATCGTTGGCGAAGGTATCGGTGGTATCGGTAAGCGAACCAATGCATGGAGCAATCACAACCAGGTGCATGAAGACAACGTGTCGATCTTTGTGCTACCGACAGCGGTGAACTTTAGTAAGGCTGAAGAGATTGAAATGTTGTTGGCTACCATTGAGGAACTGGAACAGAAACACGGCAAGTTCTCACTGGTCGTGGTCGATACTGTGGCGAGGTCAATGCTCGGAGCTGATGAGAACTCAGCAACGGACATGGGCAAGTTCGTCAAGAGCTGCGACACCGTCAAAGAGCATTGCGGATGTGCGCTGCTAGCAATCCATCACTCGGGTAAGGACAGCTCGAAAGGGATGCGTGGATCCAGCGCACTGATGGGAGCTGTCGATACGTCGATCAGGGTTAAGAAGTCAGGCGAGCAGATCACGCTCAATATGGACAAGCAGAAAGATGCGGAGCCAATCGAGGATCAGTTTTTCCTGATGAAGACAACGACTGTGGGTACGTTCTCAACTGAGACGTCTGTGTACCTGGAGAAGATGTCAGAGGCAATGTCGAACGACGCAAGGACAACTGACCTACCGACCAGGCAGCTGAAAGCACTCGACTGTATGCGTGACTCGGCGACGAATAACGTCATTGATGTGTACATGGCCAAGGATAGTTTTTTCTATTGGTTGCAGCATGAAGGTGGGATTCCTGGAGACGATGACAAGGCGAAAGGAGCGCGTCGTCAGGTGTGGAAACGCGCACTTGATGCGCTTGTAGAGCGTGACATCGTGCTGAGTTTCGACCAGGGACGGCGGCTTGAGTTCAAGGCGTTGACGAACCAGGGTGTCACAGGCGTGACAGAGCGTGACAGTGATGAAGACCAGTAATGACGTGGGTTGTAGAGGAAGCGTGACACGAGTGTCACAGGTGTGACACAAAGCGTGACATGACACCGAAGCGTGACGTGACGTGACACCACCCTTGGGTGTCACGGATGTCACGGAGAGTGTCACAGGAGATTTGAAGTGGAAGCAGAAAAGAATTTAATAGCAGCTGAAGAGCGAATGAACAAGAAGTGGGGACACCATGCTTGGCGTCGACTTTGTTCACCGGGCATGGCGGAGAAGTATGCCAGCTTGAGAAAGCAATGGTTCCAGACCAAGGATGTGAGATTGGCTGACAACCTGGTCAAGGGGCTGGCGATGATCGACGCAGAGATCAGCGAGTCGCATAAGCCTGACGACTTCTACTACCTACACCACAAAGGCGAGGAGCGTGACTACTACCTTGTTGCGGATGAGTTCGACCAGCAACGGGTGACGGCCAAGATGAAGAAGGACTCGGTTGTGTTCACGTTGGCGGAAGTTGCGGAGGTGATGGAAGCAAAAAGCCTGGCAGACATCAGGAGCCTGAAGGCAGCGTTCCCGACGTCGAAATTACAGAACGTGACGTTTAAACATGATGCCGGAGACATCAACGATGAAATCCCTTTCTAACCTACCCAAGAAGTATTACCCGAAGGAGAAGCCGAAGATCAGGAAATACTCTGTGATTCCTGCTCGCGCCGTCCAGGATGAATCATTGCATCCGACATCGCTTCACGTCCTGGCTGCTCTTGGTCTGCACACCAATGCAGTTGGAGTGTGCTGGCCTTCCACGTTGACGCTGGCCCTGCACATTGGTAAGGCAAGAG